CGTTTATTTTTTATATAAAAATATTATTTTATTTATATTTATTAAAATGGATTATTTAAATTATGATGTGTTAATAGTCGGTTGTGGATTATCAGGTTCAGTAATTGCTGAAAGATATGCGACATTATTAAATAAAAAAGTATTGATAATAGATAAACGTAATCATATAGGTGGAAACTGCTATGATTATATTGATGAAGAAACTGGGATACTTTTAAACAAGTACGGTGCACACATATTTCATACAAATTCTGAAATAGTTTGGAATTACGTTAATAAATTCGCAGAATGGGTACGTTGGGAACACGAAGTTAAATCATTTGTTGATAATGCATATGTCCCTATCCCAATTAATGTGACGACTATTAATAAAGTATGTAATGAAAATTTACAATCTGCGTCTGATATGATTGATTGGTTACAACATCATAAACGTTCCATACCAATTAATAATTCAGAAGATGTCGTATTATCAGTATTCGGTAAAAATATATATAATAAGTTATTTAAAAACTATACCTATAAACAATGGAATAAATATCCAAATGAATTGTTACCAGAAGTCCTTGAAAGAATACCATATAATACTAGTTTTGATACACGGTATTTTAAAGACAAATATCAAGCATTACCAAAAAAAGGATATACTAATTTTATAAATAATATATTAAATCATCATAATATAACTGTTAAATTAAACACTGATTTTGAAACATTAGACCCAAGTATATATAAAAATAAAATTATCATTTATACCGGACCAATTGATGCATATTTTAATAATATGAATTTACCAAAGTTAGAATATCGAAGTATTAATTTTGAAATTAAAAGATTTAAAAATATGAATTATTATCAGCCTAATTCGGTAATAAACTATCCAGATTTAAATGTAGATTATACACGTAGTGTTGAATATAAACATTTTTTAAATCAAAAATCCAATGATACCATCGTTGTTTTTGAATATCCAACAAATGATGGAGAACCATATTATCCAGTACCCGATTCCAAAAATAAAGAATTATATGAGTATTATCGTATAATTTCAAATAGAGAAACTAATAAAAGAAATGTTCATTTCATTGGAAGATTAGCAAATTATAAATATTTTAATATGGACCAAGCAATTTTAAATTCTATTGAATATTTTAATAAATATCTAATCTAATTTATTTTATTTTGTTAGTTGTGAATGAGTTTTTCCATGTTCATGTTTAATATATAAATCGGTTTCTATGTGAGTTATTCCTTTAATTTCGATGTCTGGATATGAATATGGATGTATTTTCATTTTTTGACATATATATGGAAACCCTATTTGGTCCTGTGTTGTATGTTTTAATGTTTGTAAATACCAATTGTCCAAGAATGGTATAGCATCTTTTGAGTTCATATCGATTGCTAAAAAACAAGTAATCCATAATCCATATGTTGGGTCACTACTGATATTAGACCAATAATCCTCATCATATCCGTCATTTAAATATTCTTGGTATTGTGTAAATATGTCTTGATATGGTTGTTTTTGATTAAACCAATAAGTCGATGTATACCTATAAAAATTTGAATCGGATGTTTCATGTTCTAATTTATTTTTAATTGTCCTTCCATGTGTTCCAGTTACTATTAAATTATTTTTGTTAATTTTATTTAAAACATATTCAGAAGACCTTTCATTTTTAATTTCTATTGTACCATCTAACCATATTACAATATCATATTTATCTAAAATGGGAATCTTATGATGCTGTTGTTTATAATATTTTGCAATATTAAAAGTATGTTTATTATTTATTAAAGAATTTCTAAATGTATCATTATCTATATCTGACTTATTTAAATAATGATATTCAGTTTTATCAATAATCCAATTATTATGTATCATATTTTTCACATTTGTAAAACATATAAAATCTGAATCAATTGTTTGTTTAACATATGGTTTACATTCTGCCTCATATGGTCCATATATTGCAGTTATATATGCTATTTTGGGTTTTTTATTTAAACTCGCTAACAATCTACCCTCACTAATACTATCTGAATATATGATATTAAGTATATTACGGTTCTTAAAATATAATTTATATTGGTTATCATTGATTTTCATAAAAAAATAACCATTTTCTAAATAGATGTGTTTTTTATAAACAATATCATTTCTATTTAAAATTGTAATTTGTTTGTTATTAATTAAAATTTTAAGTTTATTATTTGAGACATCCATAATCCATTTACCATATAAATTATCCATATCCATATCCATATCCATATCCAAAATAATAATTAATATTGGATAGACTTTAGTTTAAAATCTCCATTTCATTATCGTCATTTATTTCTTCATTTTCAATATTATTATATGTAATAAGATTACCATTATTAATAAAATCATCTAAATCATCTTTATGTAAAACTAACAATTCAGAATAAAATATTTCAACCATTTCACAATAGTTATTATAAAATTTTTCTAAATCATTTATATCAAATGTTTTAAAGAAATTTCTTAGTTTATCTTGCATTTCTAAACTTATACCAGATGATTCGACAGGAGTAAATACCATACCAAACATTAAAAAGATTGAAAAACCATTTATATTTTTTTCAGGTCTAACATTTTCAGAATCCATTATAAAATAGAGATATTCTTCATAACAATCTATTTTCTTTTCATCAATATTTTTAAATAATTCAATAATTTTATTATTTAAATTATTAACGTAATCATTATTTTTATCATCAACATCTTCCGAATCATAAATATATTCCATAAATGTGGATATTTCATCACTATCAATGTTATTACAAAGATATTCTAAATTAGATAATTTATCATAATCATCACTTGTATATGGATTTAAAATATTATCACTAGACATTTTTATTATACTTTTAATTTAATATAATTTAAATAAGACAATAACATAATCAAATTTTTTATATATTTATAATATAAGATTAAACTACAATATGAATGATACTATTTTTATGTTATTGTTAGCATTATTTTTAATTGTAATGTCCGGTATAGCAACAAATACTGAATATTTTGAAGCTTCATATGCAGATGATAGATTTTATAATCCATTATTATATGTTCGTTTAGGTACAACTGCTATTAATTATGGTGTTAATTTAGGTTGTAATATAAATAAAAAAATAAAAGATACAATGGTATGGGGTCGTTTAATGTATGATTATGAGAACTAAAATTTATTTACTAATTGTTCTTCGCTTAAAATAGTTATTCCCATTTCAGTAGCTTTTTTAGTTTTTGATGTGGATTCATCTAATGATTTAACAACTAAGTAATTCGTTTTCTTAGTAATACCATCTGCGATTATTCCTCCAAAACTTTCAATTTTTTTATTATAATCTTGATTTCTAAAACCAGAAAATACAAATACTTTTCCATTAAAAAAGGAGTTTGTAGGTGTTAAGTTATTTACAACAGTATTGACATTAACTTGTGTATTTGTTTCTGATTTAATGGTATATTTCTTTTTAAATTCAGTTAATAATAATTTACCTTCATCTAAACCATTGATAAATACTTGAGTTAATTTATCTGAGAAACCATTTAATTCTAAAATTTTATTTTTTAATTCATCTTTCGACATATCTAAAAAACTTGGAATTGAAGTAGTAATAGCTTTAATTCTAATTTTACCTAATCCCGCGAAACAAGGAAACCCAGACAATAATGTATATATTTCAATATTATTAAGTTTTTCATTCATTGATTCTAATATTTTTTCAGCAGATTTATCCTTGATACCTTCACCTTTTAATAATGTTGTTTTATTAAGGTTAATAATATCAATAATTTTTTTAACACCTACCTTAAATAACTTTTTTAAAACTCCTTCTTTCATAAATTCAATTCCGGTTGCATTAATAAAGTAAGCCATTTGATTAATTAAAACTTCTTCATTATCATCACCATTTTTTAATATGATATCGGTATGATTTGAATCCCATTCATACTCTACATCTGGTAATTCTGGTTCTACCTTGACTTTAACACTTAAAATCTTAGGTATAACATCACCACTCCTAATAATGACAACTTGTGCACCTTTACCTAAACCATTTGTTTGAATATAGTTTGCATTATTCCCCGTTACATTTGATATTGTAACACCTTTTAATTTAACAGGTTTTAATAATACAACAGGTTTTAATTTTTTAGATTGTGATGCTTCCCATTTAATACCTAAAACAGATGTTTCAATTTGTTCCATCTCTTTTTCATCCTTAAATGCTTTGGCATATTTTGGATTTCCACTGGTATATCTATCATAATAAACATCATCTTGGATAATTAAACCATCAATCTCATAAATAGATTCATTTTTATATTTAACCAATATATCACTTAATTCAGATAAATCAGTTATATTTTTATAAACAGAGAATCTAACCACGTGAAAGTTATATTGTTTTAATTTGGATAATTGTTCAGATATTTTAAGATGTAAATTTGGATTAACGTATTCGTGAGCCACAAAATCAATATATTCTAAATCGTCTTTATTAATATTTTTTCTATGTATTACACCACTAACGTAGTTTCTAGCATTTTCACCTTTATCTGAGATTTTATCCCAATTATTTTTATTAATAATCAATTCACCTCTAACATAGTATGGTAAAGGTTCATTTAAAGGTAATTTTCCAATTTTAAGATATTGTAATATTGGTGTTACATCTTGACCATATTCACCATCACCACGGGTATATGCTTTGGTAATTATAATAGGACCCTTTTTGGTATATTCGATTAATAATGATACACCATCAACCTTTTCAGATATACACTTTTCATTTGTATAATTTTTAAAAAATTGGGTTAAAGCGGAAGAACCTGGTTTAAGTTTATCCATAGACCCCATATAAATTGGTAATTTTATTTTTTTACCGTGTACAATTGCACCTACTTTATTTCTATTTTGATTAATAGATTGGTAATAGTAATCTGATATATAATCATATACCGCATCAGAAACTAATGACTTACCATTATAATAACTATCGTCTAAAATATCCAATAAATTTTTGATTTTATCAAGTGGAGTATTTAAAACGTAAGTTTTGTAATTACTTTCTATTTCAGGGAAATTAAAAGATGACATATTCATTGTATTATAATTTTAATATATTTTTAATATTATTTTAAATAAAAGAAATCAAATTTATTTTTAAAGATTTAAAATATATATCATATTTAGATATGTCTAGATTTACTATTTTGGATTCACTTGATAATAATGATAATATTGATATTTC